ACACCCCCTACTGATTCGATAAGTATCCTCCGTCTCGAGGCCGATCTTGTCCACAAGCTGTGACTCTGACCGATATCCTCTCCCGTAGTATTTCCTTTCGCCCGCTGCCAACGCACCGCGCATCACTGCTCGGGCGCCAGTTTTGACCACCAGAAAACGCATTTCTGGTACCCAACGGAGAGGCGTGCGTTCAACATATTTGTTACCCGCCTGGCAAGGGCGACCGACCGGACGAAGTCGGCAAATATGGGCCTTCACCCCAGGTCCTCCGGTGACAGGACCACCCGGCTAAACACTCCGCGGTGAGTATCACGTAGTGTATAAGAATAAGGCGACTGCCAGATGATATTCATCTGATGGGTCTCCGACCAGCCCAATCCACCACCGGCCCCGTGCCTAATAGGGGTACATCAATGCATCTCGTGGCTGTATGCAAAGGGTGGAAACAGTCTTCTCCGCCTGGGCATTTCCTCCCAGACGCCCCCGACTTGTGAAACATGCGCGCGGGGTGAAACATACCCCCCCCAACGGGGGCTCACTTCCACGAGGCTGGGATGCTGAGGGCGTAGCCCTCGAAGTCACCCAGTCGGTCGAAACTCCACTCGTAACCTCGGAAAGCCTCGAGCTCGGCATCAGTCTGCACGAACCCTAGCTGCCTGAGGCGTGAGATCTCTGATGGTAGGTCGCCTTCGACGTTCTGCTTGAGGATGTCGACCTCGATTTCACTAAGGGAATGTCCACCTTCCCCGAAGTGTCGCATCGATGCTTCCCATGTCTCAGTTCCCGCAACGCATGCCTCTAGTTTCTCCGGCCTCAGAGATTGGGCGTAGTTGTAGTACTTCATTGAGACAAATGGCAGCAGGCCGGCGAAGTCCGCCGCGCGGGCAATGGCCGCTGCATAAGCTATCGATTTCACGGTCTTGACGTCTCCCTTGCGGAACGCCTCTCTTGCGGAGCCTGATACCGAGGTGCCTCCCTGCAGCAACGCTCGGCTCAACTCTGGCAAGTAGGCTTCTGCACAGCTTCCATCCCGTTTCACCGCTATGTTATAGCCAGCGAACGTGGCGCGACCCTTGCACTCCGCCTCTTGGCAGAACTTCAACACCATGTTGAAGCCCCAACGCTCCCACCAGCCGATGAACTTCGTGTAGAGTTCGTCACCGCGCTGGATGGCAGGGAAAAGTGCGCAGAGCGAATCGTCGCCCTCGAATATCCCATTCCACCATCTCTTCGTTCCTCTGCCCTCATTGGCTCCGGTGACATCGTATGCCATCCGCGCCTCGCATCTGAGGAAGCCCTCTGGGGCTCTGAAGATTGAGCACACCCACATGGTGAAGTTCACCCACCAGTTTAAACACGATGTGCCTCGGTGGCCACTCCTCCTGATAGCTGAAATCGTCGCCCGCACCGCTCCGAGGTGGGACTTGAAGAACAGCTTGAGGGTGCCTCCTGCACACGCGTCCAGATGGGCTTGATGCCACTGTTGTGGCACGACCCCATGAGTGCACATGATGGCAGCGATGTGCGTCAGAATGGGATTCTCGACGGCGTCTCGCACCTTTTCGCTGCACGTGGTATCCCACGCAGACCCGTCGCCTTCTATGAGCGCGGCTTTGTGTCTGGTGAGTGCCTTGATGCCGTCCTGAATTGCTTCACGTTTGCTTCGTCCTTTGATGGACTTAGGCTTGAAGCGCTTGTACAGGAGGTCTTCGAAGCATTTGACCACGATCAACGAGAACAGCTGGCCGCTGTCCCCGTCAGCTATTAAGAATCGCGGGGGTTTCCCCTCGGGCATTGGTTCCAACTTAAGCGCCGCGGCCATTTTGAACTCTGGCTCGACCTGTTGGTACGCTTGCTCGATGGATCGGAGTGCTCTGCTCAAGGTCCATTTGCCTGAGACCAGTTTGCAGAGGTGGAGTTCAGTTGTGATCCACTCTTGCACCTTCTCCATCGACCAAACCGCGTCTGGGCCGTACATTGCCGCGTTGATGAACTTGCCAACCTTCTGGTAGTCCTCTTTCGTGGCTGTGACAGGCCTAGCCTTTGCGACTAATCGCTTCAGGATGGCGGCACCCAAGTTCACACTCGAGTTCTTTGCGTATACCAAGGGTGCGTATAGCACCGGCGCAACCAAAACGCCTACAATCTCCTTGGGTTTGTCAGGGTCACGGTCGTACTCCTGGCCGATGACGGCCAGGATTTCTTTGTCCTGATCACTCCCATACTTTTCGACAATCTTTCGGAGGATCCTCTCAGGATGAGCCCCCAGTTGATCGGCCATGGCGTAAACTTCGGCGCTGAATGCGTCAACACCGCCGTGCTGACCAACGTCGAGAGGTTCCCGTTCCGCGGCGTCCTTCTGTCGCAAAGTAGGTTCCCATTTCTTCACCTTGGGTTCGTTGACCTTTAACGACATGGGAATCGGGTTGTACTCACTCGCGTAAGTGGCAAACGCCGCAAATCCCGCATCTTGGTCCCACTTCTTCCCCGTTTTCAGTCCACCCACTCCGGAGGCCCGTGGCTCTCCGCCTCTCTCATCTCGTCCTCTGTCGGCTGTGGAGCCTCTTCCAGCCATTCGTACGGGTTCAGAAGCCGCTGCACTGCTTCGTCCTCCTTCTGGCGTTCCGCTCGCTGCCACGCTGGGCAGATCCTCCCATACTTCTCCTCCTCCTGGATGAGACGCATGTGATTGTCGAGCATCCGGAAGTTGACCCTCTCGTACTTCCGACAGCCGCTCTGGTGCCTGAAGGACCAGGCCGGGTGGTCCAGGTCGTTGATCGTCAGCAACTGCCCGCTTGGACCATTCCAAGGCAGGAAGGATGCAACGAGACCTGGCCGGTTCTGGATCCAAAGGTCGAACTTCCTCATCGGGAACGCCTTCTTCGACCGGCCCGTCATCTGTAGGATACTCAGAATCAGGAATTCCGGCAAAGGCGTCTCCTTCGAGTCCGACCAAGCCCTCAGTAGCGTCTCCTGCACTGCTGGCATCATCGCCACCTGCTGGGTCCGACTGTAGTGGAACGCAGCCGCTCTGGTGTTCTGCATGTAGATCCTCTCCTGCCTGAGGATCAACGCGAGGCGTGCCCAGCGTTCCGACACTTTCGAGTGGAACATCAGGTCCCCCGCTGCAGGGTTCAAGGTCACAAAGCGGTCCGAACTCAAAGACACAAGGGAACTCGTGCCGATGAGCCACTCCAGGTCCAGGCTGATCACGTTCTCGTCCGGCCCCACTCTCCGGGACGTCTCCTCCCACTCCCTCCACGCCGGGTTCCACTCCTGGTGTGGGGTGAAGAACTGGAAGTTCCAGTCCTGCGGGTGCGGCATCGCTTCCTGTTCCGAGTCCCAGCCCCCCAACTGGTCCCCCAACTGGTAGGGGTACGCGGGGAGCGTGTCGTAGTCGATGCGTGCCGAAGAGAGCCCACTCAAACCGTCTGGTCCTGACGCATGTACAAGCAGATGGGTCCACCGGGCCCTGCCCACGCGGCCGACGTTCTCGGCCTGGTAGTTGTGGGTCAGGGGTTGGTACCGCCCAGTCAGCAAATCCGTCGGGGAGAGGTTCTGTTGCGCCGGGATGGCCGTTTCGAAGAAGCTTGCGCAGGCGCTCATCGTCAATGTATACTCCCCGAGGCTTGCACGTGGGATATAGCAT